AACTATGAACTAAACGGTACTCAGAATAGTTTTAAAGTATTAGATGTTATCAATGACACCAGTAATTACTTTATGACGTACCGTACTGCATCAGACTTTAACAACTGGTTCTTAAACAATACTCCTGCATCAGGATCACCTCGTTATTATTCATTCAATGGTATTTCAGATGACGGTGATACATTGGTTGACATCTTTCCAGTACCTAATGGCGCATACGATTTACGGTTCAATGTGGTAATGCCACAAGCAGAACTCACAAGTGACAGCACAACACTACTCATTCCTGCTAAACCAGTGCAAATGCTTGCATATGCTAAAGCAGTAGAAGAACGTGGTGAAGATGGTGGTGCCGCTTCAAACACAGCATATGCTACAGCACAACGTGTACTGAATGATGCGATTGCATTTGATTCAGCTAAACATCCTGAAGAAGTTATTTGGAATAGCTAATGGCAACTCCATTACAAACAGCCAGTATTGCCGCACCGGGATTCTTTGGTCTTAACACGCAAGAGTCTGGCATCACACTTGACTCTGGGTTTGCACTAGAAGCAACTAACTGTGTGATTGACAGGTATGGACGCTTAGGCGCACGTAAGGGTTGGGCACTGCTTGCTGAAGATGCTGATGTTGGCCTCAAAGGTATGCATCGGTTTGTTGACATTGATGCAACAGAATACTTTGGTGTTTGGTCTGATGACTCTTTCTACATTTACTCTGGTGGTACACTTACTGAAGTTACGTACAACGGCACACAAACAATCACAGAAGGTAACTGGCAAGCGGTAACACTAAACGATGCGGCTTATTTATTCCAAGCAGGTTATGAGCCATTATATTTTGATACAGTTGGTCAGGTAATTGAAGACTTAAGTCAACACGAACAGTACCCAAGCAACCCAACCAAACAACCCCCACAATCAAATGTTGCTTTATCCGCTTACGGTCGTCTTTGGACTGCGAGTGAAGCAGATAACAAAACGACATTGCATTGGTCTAATTTGTTAAACGGTGCTGATTTTGACGGTGGTACTGCAGGCGAGTTAGAAATCTCAAGTATTCTTGTCAAAGGTAACGATGAAATTATTGCTCTTGGCGCACACAATGGATTCTTAATTGTTTTCTGTAAGCAAAACATTATTATCTTTGGTGACAGTGATACAAGTCAAACATACTTAGACCCTGCAACTCTACAACTTGTAGAAGTTATCTCAGGTGTTGGGTGTATTGCAAGAGACAGCGTACAGAATACAGGTACAGATATTATCTTCTTGTCAGAGTCTGGTGTTAGATCACTAGGCCGCACCATTCAAGAAAAGTCTCAGCCAATGCGGGACATCTCTAAGAATGTACGTGACGATATTGTACGCTTGATTCAGTCTGAGAATGTTGCAAATATTAAGTCAGCCTACTCAGAGTCTAACGCATTCTACCTCCTGTCATTCCCATCAACCAAGCAAGTGTATGTATTTGATATGCGTTCACCTCTGCAGGATGGGGCATCACGGGTAACCGTCTGGAACAACATGGAGTTTACAGACTTCTCAGGTTTTGACGGTGAAGTGTACATGACACACAATGATGGTCTTGCTAGATACTTTGGGTATCAAGACAATGGTGATAGCTATCGTATGCAGTACTACACCAACTACTTTGACATGGGTAGTCCTGCACAAACTAAACTACTGAAGCGACTTGCTGTGACTTTGATTACTTCATCAGGTCAGCCATTTACTGTTAAGTCTGCATTTGACTACAACAGTTTGTACACAAGCTACACAGCCAGTACTGTTGAAGTACCTGTTGCTGAGTACAACGTAGCAGAGTACAACATTGCTGAATATACAAGTGGTATCTCTGCAGATGCTGTTCGTATTCCTGCAGGTGGTAACGGTAGTATTCTTCAACTAGGATTTGAAACAGAGATTGATGGTGGTGAACTGTCAGTACAAAAGATAGACGTATATGTTAAACAAGGTAGGATTCTCTAATGAGTAATTATACTAAAGCAACAGACTTTGCGGCCAAGGATTCGCTACCTTCAGGTAATGCCGCCAAGGTTGTAAAGGGTACAGAAATTGACGATGAGTTTGCGGCGATTCAAACTGCAATCGCAACTAAGCTAGATACCTCTACTTTTAATACATTTAAGAGTGGTAAGATATTACAGGTTGTGTATGGAAATGCTGCAAGCGATGTGAATACATCCAATTCTTCGACTTATGTAGATAGTGCAACTGCGTCTATTACTCCTAGTGCTTCATCTAGCACTATTCTTGTAATTGCAAATCCATATTTAACTCTTAGTCGTAGTAATGCAAACCAAGGCCAAGTTAATTTTTTGATTGATAGAGATGGGACTTCAATCTCTGCGACCAGTCAAAGTTTTAAGATCCAAGATACTTATCAAAATGCAGGATTTATTGTCCAACCCGTAGTTCATTATCTTGATTCACCTGCAACAACTTCTTCAGTGACATATACAATTAAAGCTAAGAACGGTAATACTACTGGGTCATTTACATCATTTGAAGAATCATCAATTACTCTGATGGAGATTGGAGCATGAGTATTAAATTAGCACTCACAGAACTATATGCAGATCAACAGTGGATTCTTAGTGGTGAAACATACTCTGGTCTTAACTGGCTTGATGATTCACCAAAGCCTACTGAAGCAGCACTCTTGGCTCAAGTTGAAACAGCACAGGCTAAGCAAACTGCACAAGAAGAGATCAATGAGTTGAAGGGTAAGCTACAAGCAACAGACTACGTAGCCCTTGCAGACTACGATCAAGACAAGACAGACGTTAAAGCACAACGTCAAGTTTGGCGTGAGCGTATTAGAACGCTAGAGACTACAATAGAAGGACTGATGTCATGAACAATCCTTACATACCGGGTGGTGTTCCAACTTCCGCTGTGTTACCGCCTGATTATAATCCTGCCGATTTTAACTCATATGCTTCCGGCATGAAATTTCATCAAGGTATGATGCAACCACAACAACCTACATCATACAGTGCGGCAACTCGTTATTATTCTCCTGCTCCAAGCTCAGGTTTTGACCAAAGAGATATTAACAATATGAGTTACGATCAACTTGTCAGAGGCGCACGTACTGGTGGGTTGTTATACAATGATCCTAATGCGCCACAACAAAGTATGTATAATCCTTATCAAGGAATGTTTTCTCCATACTTTGGAGGCTTTAACTTTCCTTCACAGTTTGGTGGTGTAAGTTACCCACAATTTAATATGTTTAACCCATACTCTCAAGGGATGTTTAGCGGGTTTGGCATGCAAGCTCCTCAGCAACAAGCAGACCCATATGCCTTACCTACGCAACCTTTCCGAAATCCTTTTGGTGGTTACACAGACTACACTGGAGTTAACCAAGATTTTATGGATGCAAGACGTAATTTAATTGATGCTCTAACTAGTAAAGCAGGAATGTCACAAGAGCGAGCAGTAAGAGCCGCTGACAATAGTACGTTCTTAAATAGCCTAGTGAATAGTATGGGCGGTCGCCGCTATGGTGAAAGCTCACCTACGTCTGATCCTAGGGACTCAAGTACATCAAGTACATCTACTGGAGGCTTTAAGTAATGGCGGCTTGGGCGCAAGTAGCGGCGGCAGTCGCACCATCAATTATCGGTGGGTTATTCGGAGGCGGTAGTGGCGGCGGAGGTCAAAAGATCTCTCAAGAAGCTGTTAATCGTGCAAGAGAGATTGCACCATACGCTACCTTTAGACCATACACTGTAACCACATCAATGGGTATGCAAGGCTACAATCCGATGACGGGTCAGCAGTACTCTATGATGACTCCACAGTATCAGCAACTGTTGAACCAGTCTCTTCAGGGTGCAAGTAATATCTATGGTCAATTAGGTAGTCTTGATCCTGCTCAGCGAGCGCAAGAGATTTACAAAGAACAGGCAGCATTGTTACAGCCTTCATTCCAACAGCAAGCAACTGATCTTCAGTCTCGTTTGTTTGGATCTGGACGTTTAGGTTTACGTCTTGCAGGTGAGTCACAAGGATTAGGAGCAGGCTCAGGAATGGTACAGCCTGATGCACTAGGACTTGGACAAGCACAGCAACAGACTCTTGCACAACTAGCGGCAGGTTCACGCCAGCAAGCTCTAGGAGAGATGGCACAGCTACAGGGTATTGCAGGTAACTTGATCCAGTCTGGATTGGGTATCACTGGTACTGAAGCTGAGTTGATTAAGTTAGGTGTTGATGCAGAAACTGCTCGTGCGGCGGCTCAGTATGCGGCAGGATCACTTGAACTATCTCCATATGGTGCGGCAACAACAGCGGCATCACAAGCGGCTACAAATCGCATGGGACTGTTTGGTGGTATTACCTCTGGATTGTTAAGTAATCCCGGACTGTTTGGTAATAGTAACGGAAGCGTACCCGTATACGCAGGTGGTTTGAGATTTGGATCGGCAATGCCGGGAGTCAACCCCTTAGAGTATCAACCGTAAGGATTCATAATGGCAACACGTAATCAAGTAGCAAGTCTGTTTGGGGCAACTCCTGAGCAGATCATGGCAAAGCAAGCGCAAGAACAAGCGCAAATGGTACAACAGATTCGTGATCCTTATCAACAAGTAGGGACTGCAATCGGTGTAGGTCTTGGACGTTTGTTTGGTGGTGAGTCGCAAGAGGTTCAAGAAGCTAGAGATATCCAAAACATTGCATCAAGTGTACAGTCAGAGTTAGGATCACCACAGCTAACAGAAGACATGACCCCTGATGAACGTCTTGAAACTACGCTTAACTCATCCTATGAACTGTACAACAAGCTAGCTGATGCGTATGCCAAAGCAGGGTATCCTCAGTACGCACAACAGGCTATTGAAAAGTCTATTGAGCTAGGTAGTTCTTTGTTAGCTGTTCAAGAAAAGAAAGCAGACATTGCGTACACTGAAGCACGTACTCAGGGGGAGTTAACTCCTGATCCTACGGATACTAAAAGCATTGGTAATGTATCTATCCCCGGAAGAGAAGGTACGTTTGTTTCTGCTATTCGCAACGGTGTTCCGGTATACAAAGACCGTGATAATGAGTGGAAAGAAATTCCAAGCTCTGCTAAGTTTATTTCAGGAGAGCAAGGACGTATTAAGCCGGGTGCTTTATCACAGTATGAAGCTGAAAGTTTGTACTATCCTATAATTAAAAACGATCCTATTGCAGGTGAGCTATCTACTGAAGAACAAGCACAACTAGGTATAGACTTGGCAGCCCGTGTTGATGAAATTATTGGTAATCCTGAAAGTGGTGTTACTAATAGATCACAAGCAGCACGTATTGCTATAGGTGAGTTTAAAAGAAAAGGCTTACTAAAAACACAGCCTAGCGATTCTTGGTTTAATTTCTTTAATATACTAGAAGAGTCCACGTACTCGCCAGAAAACATTGAAGCTACAGAAACTACTTCAGCAGCACAGACTACTTCTAGTGATGGTATAAAGACTATTAAATCCCAAGAAGACTATGATACACTAGAGCCGGGAGCAAGATACAGGCTATCGAATGGTACTACTGCTACAAAAGGTCAATAAGTAATGGCGAAGAATCAATTTGGTGATGAGATCATTACTGACATTACTGTAGAAGTGTCTAACCCTACGGCTAATATCTTTGGTGATGCAGTAGAAGAACCTTCTGAGCCTACGAACTTGTTTGGCGATACTGTTACAGGAAAGACGGGTGTAGAAGACCCTGACCTTCTAACACAGCTATCCTATGGGTACGAATCTACTCCTAGTTTTACTCAGAACCTAGCTCTATGGGCGCAGTCCCAAGTTCCTATCGGAGAGTTAGTACTGGATGAGGATGGGTTTGATTACAAAACTGCTGAAGAAGTTTATGGCCCTGAGTTTATGCAGGCTGATCCCGACACACGCCGTGAAATGCTACTGGCTGAGCGTGAGCGTGAGATACAGTTAAAGTATGGTGATGTCATCGCAGCAGGCAAGGATGACTCTGCAACTTCTATGCTAGGTAGTATTGGCGGTGTACTAGCAGATCCAACTACGCTGTTACCTATCGGTCAAACCTATAAAGCAATGACTGTTATCGGTGGCCTACTTGGACTTGGCTATAGCTCAGCAGATCAGCTAGCTAATAAGGGTGATATTGATCCAGTAGAGGCTGGTACAACTGCTGCATTATCTGCAGTAGCTACGCCTGCTGTAGCATTTGCTGCTAAGGCTGCATCAAAGCAGATTGGTGCAGCGGTAAATAAGATTATTAGCAGAAAGACTGACGATGCTGCAGTACGTGCAGACTCTACAGCTAAGATGGATGAGATCAATGAAGCTGCTGCTGAAGCAGTCAATCGTGGTCTACCAGAGGAAGAAGTTGTACCGTTCATACAACAAAGGACTGGTGTATCTGCAGATGAAGTCAGCACAGTCATTGCAAACTCTGAAACTAAACTAAAAATACCTACTCCAGAAGAGGCTGCTCTTATTCAAGAAGCCAAAGCTCTGCAGAAAGATCCTGTAAACGGCAGACGTAAACTTGCTTGGGTAGATGATCTCTTTGGTAATATCCACACACGTATTAAAAATGTATCTGCTCCTATTGCAGGAAAGCTACGTAAGTTTGAACTAGAGTCTCATGTTAATTCAGAAATGTACATGCGTAGGGTAACTCCTTTTATTAGGAGCCTAAAAAGTTTTAAAGGACAAGAGTCAAGAGTACTTAAAAGACATCTACTCAATGGTAACTTTAGTGCTGTTAGAAACATGCTTGCCAATAAGAACCCTTCCTACCTTAAAAACTTTGATGAGGTTGAGAAGGTACTCAAAGATATGTACGATGACTTAGGTAATGCGGGATACACAATTCCTCAAACACCTAACTACTTCCCAAGACTGGTAACTGACATCCAAAATCTACGTGCTAAGTTAAGCCCTGAGCAGAACGGCATGATTGATCTCGCTTGGAAGCAGCGAGCTAAGAGTCTAGGCATCCAAGTATCTCAGTTATCTGCTGATGAGAAGTCTTTAATTGCTAACAACATCGCACGTGGTTACATACCAAAGGGTGTTGGCATGAAGCTCGCCTTTACTGAAGCACGTACAATTAAGAATGTGACTGATGATATAGTTGATGAGTACGCTGATCCTATTGATGCACTTCACACATACATCAGACAGACTTCACACAACATTGCAAAGCGTAAGTTCTTTGGTAAGAATGCTACTGACAAGGGCATGGACATTGATCTTGATGACTCCATCGGGAGACTCATTGCAGATGAAGTTGATGCAGGTAAACTAGCAGGGGATGACCAAGCGATTGTAGCTGACTTATTGAATACTCGCTTTGGCTTTGGTGAGAAGAGTGCTAACAGTTGGGTTCAGTTAGCACGTAATGCCAGTTATATGACAACTATTGCTAACCCAATATCAGCACTGACTCAGCTTGGTGATATCGGTGTAGCTGCTTACTTCAATGGACTGCGTAATACCTTCAAGGCTATCTTTGGTAAGAAAGGTATCAAGATGGAAGACCTTGGGCTTGAGGATACTATTGCTCAAGAATTTGTTAGTACGTCTAAGTCTGGTAGATTCTTAAACAGTCTTTTTAAATGGTCAGGATTTAAAAGCATTGATAAGTTCGGTAAGAACACACTGCTAAATGGATCTCTGAACAAGGGCAAAGCAATGGCTAGGTCTGATAAGGGTGTAGCTAAGCTAAGGGAAAAGTATGGTGAAGTCTTTGGCGATGAGTTTGATTTGTTAGTCAATGACCTCAAGGGCGGTAAGATGTCTGACAATGTTAAACTATTTCTATGGAATGAGTTGTCGGATGTTCAGCCTATCTCCTTGACAGAAATGCCAAAGACATACCTAGATAATCCTAATGGTAGAATCTTTTATGCATTGAAGTCTTTTACACTCAAGCAGCTAGACCTACTACGCAACGATATTTATAACCAGATTGCCAAAGGTAACTACAAGGAAGGTGGTAAGAATCTTGTGCGCTACTTTACTTTGGTTCCTTTGATGGGTGCTACTGTAGATGAAGTCAAAGACCTAGCTATGGATAGGGGCTTTAACCCTGATGAAATTCCTGATAACTACGTCAACAACTTCTTTAAGGTATTTGCTGTATCAGAATACGCTAGGGAGAATGCACTAGATGATGGTAAAATTGGTACATTCTTAACTGATACTGCTACTCCTGCAGTCATGAGTAACCTAGATGCTGTTGGCACTGATATAATGCGAGTAGCAAAAGGTGAGATTGAAAGTCTAGGAGAATCTTTGTCGGTCAGACAGTTACCAGTAGCAGGTAAAGTATGGTACAACTTCTTTGGTGGTGGTCTAGAGAAGTGGGAAAGAGAAGAATTCCTAAAAGAGTTTAGAAGAGAAGAATAAAAAAGCCCCGCATAGCAGGGCAACTGGAGAAACTTGAGAGGCTACACTACGTAGCCTTTTTTATGTGAACACATCAAAGACCTCTCCGATGTGTATCTTACAGAACGGTATTGTTATAATAAACCCATCAAAGAAATACACTGTAGCATCGTCAATATCTTGCCCTTCTTTCCAGCCTAGTACTGGCTGAGACTCTACAGTCTCTATGCATAATCCAAAGGCGTGGTGGAATCTCGCACTTACCATCCCCAATCCTCCCCATCTAAACCATGTGCGTTGTAGTCGGTGACTCTTTTCTCAAAGAAATTAGAAATAGAAGACCCACCAAGAAGTTCTTCCATCCACGGGAGAGGGTTCTCCTTAACCTTCCAGTTGGTCTTGAGGCCAAGCTGTAGTAGTCGTCTGTCTGCGAGGTAGCGAATGTACTGCTTGACATCTGCCGATGTAAGACCTTCCAAGTCACCCATCTCATACGCAAGATCAATAACCTTGTCTTCCAGTTTGACTGCAGTTCTAAACATTTCGTAGATATCTTTCTTAAAATCATCATTCACAATCCTTGGATGTTCTTCACAGAACTCTCTGAATAACTTAGCCATCCCTTCTGCATGTTGGCTTTCATCCCGTACTGACCACTCAACTACAGTACACATACCCGGCATCTTACCCTGACGCTGGTAGTTGAGCAGCATTGCGAACGCACTAAACAGTGACATCCCTTCATTCAGTACAGATCGAGCAATAGCCAGTGCTGTTCCTGACACACTGTGTACGTCAATATCGGACATGAACTCTACTTTTGCAGCCATCTGATTGTACTCTAAGAAGGCTGTGAATTCTTCTTCAGGTAGTCCAAGAGTATCATTAAGGAGGGCATATGCACGTTGATGGATGAACTCTCGACTAGCAAAGGCTGTAAGCATCGCCCTGATCTCATTGTTCTTAAACTTGGGTATATAATACTCCAGATAGTTTGTTCCAACCGCAACGTCTGTTTGAGTGAACAACCGCAGAATCTGGGTGATATGGTTCTTCTCTGCTTTCGATAAGACATCTGACTTCCAGTGGTTGATATCTGTTTGTAATTCTAACTCATCCTCAATCCAGTGGATGCGCTCATGCTCTGTCGCATAGGTTACAGCCCAAGGATAATTGAATGGTTTGTATGTAGTGTTACTCTCCAGCAGTGACATTTAGCTCTCCAGTTCGCTTTGGTTTTGATATATAACATTCATTAGATTATTGTTGTGATACTGTAATCGTTCTATTTCATTCTGTAAAGCCTGAACATGATCGAAACAGTCATTCAGGATTCTCTTGTTAAATGGATCACTGTCCTTTATCAGCTTCAGACGTTGTAGTAAGTTTGTTGTTTCTTCTTTCATATCCTTCCTCTACCTGTGCCTGTAATACTTTGGCAAACAACTTCTCTGCTTTATTCAGTTTGCGTCTTGCATGAGCCTTCAGTAGTTTCAGGTACACCTTCTTTAAATTCATAGCCCTCCTCCTGATTCACGGCCATCTCAAGCAACCGCCTTAGACCTACCTCAACTAACAGTCTAGTAGCGTCTTTGTCTGTATCTACAACCAGTGTTGCAGAGCCATCCTCATGTTCAACGTAGTCTGTGACGTTAATTGTTCCTGCTTTCATGTGTTCTCCTATGCATAGATATACTATGCATAATTACATTTTATGTAAACTATGTTCTATATTTTGTGCATTAAAGTGTATAATGCCTAATTTATGTTACATCACCCTTGACATGATACACAGACATCATCGTCTTCAAAGTCCTTCAGCGCATTACGATCTACTTTCGTTCCAACCTTCTCCGCTGTAACGCCCGCAGTGGTGCGCAGGTAGTATAGTCCTTTAAGTCCTTCTTTCCAAGCC